CTGGAGGATATGGGTTAGTCGATCCAGCGTCAGTGATATTCTCAATAATACAAGAATAAGAGGATCTAGGATACATACCATTCACTAACTCACTACGATCTGTCATGTCGGCGTAATCCAAAGAAGGATCATGCTCGAACTCAACATTACCGATGCCCGGGATGAAAGCTCCCTTAACCTGAACCGGACCTAAGATCATGGCGTCGTTAGTACCGGAAATAGGGTTAGAAGGCAACATCCTATCGCTTCCCATACCCCAGCTTAAGTTCTGCAAGGTAGTGAAGAACGATTCCCTGATCAACTTCTCTAAATTGATCATAGCCATAGCTCCTACCTTGAACTTAATCTTACGTTCCGTAATAGGAAGATCCTGACGTCCACGGAAAATATAAGATGCGGCAGCCATAAGCGTATCCTTAGTAATACCCATCGGACGGCTATAGTAGATAGTATAACCACGGCGAAGCTGACGATAGACACCCTCATTCAAATGGATAGGACCATTTTGATCCATGATAATACCACCTTCTTGCCACATCAACTGTCTGGCCTCTAACTTAACCAACTCAGCCATACAGAACACCTCCAACGTAGAGGCTACTTTGGCCGTACGCAAATCAAGCCTACCATTAACCGTCCTACCGATAATAGCCAAATCAGGAATATTACCCTCATACTCGCTTCTCATGGCATTCATACGACGAAGGGCAGTCTCCACGAACTCTGAAGTGCTATTCTGGGCGGCCTGCATGGACTTCATACCAGCGTACATAGTTGTCTCGCCCTCAACACCACGGTGGTTACCTAAACGGAACTCACAGGTCATGGAACCGGCCTTATCGGCTCCAGATACCTTGGAGAACTGAGTGCTGTACTCACCTAAAGCATGACCGATCTTCCAGTAACGGATACCAGGGCGTAGTTTCTCTTTGGGGAAGTATTTAGCCTTACCGCCGATAACACGACACCAATAACGTGTCAAGTCACCTTCTGTCTTAGACGGGATCTCACCTGAGATAAGGATATTACAACCGTTAGCAGCATCGTAGGTAATAACATCATAAGCCGTAAACTCAGATGTATTCAAAACGATATCAAACAAGCTACCATCAATACCAGGTTTCAGGTGATGACCTGAAGTATCCTCTGCCGTAACGACAGCGAATGTCTTTGTAACAGGAAGATCATAACGGAAAGAAGCTCCAATACCGTTAACGGAGATCGTAGCGCCGTTATTAATCATACCCATATACATCGGTACAGGGTAATTAGCGATATTAGAAAACAGATTCAAAAGACCCAAATGATTCTTGTCAGGGTCCTCATAATACCAGCTCGCCAATGAGCCTAAGTTATGCTCTACAAGCGAAGTCTTATAGTTCTTGGCATCGGTAAAGGCAATAACGTTATCGCCATTCACGGTAGCCGGGAAACTTTTTGTAAGAAACGGATTCATTTTCAATATATTTAAACGTTATACACTCTTTGATCCACTCAGATCAAGGAAGTTAGCTTCTATAGTATCGTTATCGATATTAGTCTTATTCTGCTTTCCTCCCTTATTGCCAGAAAGAAGAGTGATGGTCTTCTTATTAACCTCCATCTTAGCCTTGTTAGTCTTCTGTTTAAGGAACTCGTCCTTATTCATCAAGAACAAGGCCAAATCAGCGGCCATGTCCGGATTTTTAATAGCCTCGGAATAGGCTTTATCTATAGCCGTATGGCCTTGATTGTCTATCGGCTTTGTAACGAAATCGACAGCCTTACCTATCATCGTGTCGGTCAACTGGAACCCTGAGCTTATAGATGTCTTTAGACCTTTCTTATAGACCTTCATCTGCTCAACCAATTCCTGTTTCCTTTTCTCGGATTTTTTCTTCTCCTCCTCGATAAGGTTATCCATCTCCTTTTTCAGGATATCATGGAACTTATTGGCCTTGGACTCAATAAACTCATCGCCCTTGCCGATCATCATCTCCATATTATCCTTTATCTCGTCTTCCGGCATACCCAACATCTTATAATAATGCTGGATAACCGCAAGCTGATCATTTTTATTACTCATATCAAGGTTATCCAACGGAGCCTGAATACTCTGATATTGGCTTAATAGTTGGCCAACGTTACCACCGGCCTTATCCACCTCTATCATCTTCTTCATGAAATCAGACATCGAGCCGGTATCAACCTTGTCTTTCAACAACTCATCAGCCTTGTCCTTGATCAATCCCTCCACTATATCGAGTAAATCATCCTCTTTCGTGATAGTAGAAAGATCAACCGGTTTATCATCTACCATAATATCTAGGTTCTCGATACTGTCTATGATACCTCTGGCAGCCATCTTCTCCAAGAAAGATTTTCCGTTAAATCCTGATACCACATTATTGTTATCAACACTACCTTCGCCAACAGAATCAGGATCGGGCTTGGAGACACCCCCGCCATTATCACCTCCACCGTCAGCCGCTCCGCCGTCGGCAGGTTCTTTCTTGGTATCATCTATAAGATTACCATCCTTATCATATTTACCCTCGATATTATTCTTATCGCCATCACCGTCACCACGGTAAAAAAGTTCCTCGACACTCATGGTCTTAAAACCTTTAGCGAAATCACCCATGTCATTCATACAATTTCCTTTTTTGCTTTTTACAAAAGTATTATTAATCCAATTACCAATTAAATCAAACCCATTATAGTATATGACAGAATTTTACGCCAAAATGATTACAGATTTTGTAAAAATATTTACAAAACTTGTAATCAATTCTTGTTTATTATTGACGTAAACCTATCTGTATCAGAACGTTTATTCCTAGCATCTATCTCCTTTTCCTTTAATTCCAACTTCCTTTTCTCTATCTCCTCACGAGATCTTCGCTCAGCCTCGGCATTAGCCTGTCTGGTTCTCATATCCTCCTCACGGATATCCAGATCCCTTTCCTTCAAGGCTCGATCCGCTATAGCTTCCACATAATCCATACCCTCTGCGTTATCTTGTGTCCTAGCCGCTTGACCGGCGGCCATTATGCTCTTACCCCGTAAATCGAAGTTACCCTTGATATAAGCCAGCTCCTTCTCCTTCTCATGCTCGTCATTACGGGCCTGTTGATCGGCCTCGGCTTTTTGCTGTACAAGTCGTTGTTGATTCTGGTACTCCTCCTGTCTTACACGATCTGCGTAAGATCTGGCATCCCTTCCTATCTGATTCATCTCAGCCGTCGAGTGGGCATTCATCATTCTAGTGATATCAAGCAAGTCATTGCCCAAAGTATTCGTCTGTAATATATATTGCTTCAAATTCTCCAATTCCAGACGTTTCTTGGAATTAGAGACAGCCATAACATTAAGATGACGTAACGACAAGCTATTATCCGTAAGACTGACGTAAGCCAAGGACAGATCGCTGTTCCTGTACATCACGGTCCAATCGTATCCTTCCTTCTGGCATACTTGAGCCACGGCTAGATGAATATCCAATGTCCGTTTCTTGAAGTCATCGAAATCATTAAAGTAAGTCTGGGTCTGTAGCATAGTAGCGTTAACTCCCTGTTTTACGCCCGTAGAACTCTCGTATCTAGTTGACTGACCCATCGCTTGCTCGGATATACCTATCATCCTATAAGCCATCATATAGGCGTAAGACGCCATTTCCATACGGGATCTTATCTGATCCGTATTAGTAAGATCATATACACCGAACTGATTGTATATGCTGCTCATCTGCGGATTCTGGTAAGGATTGTTTGTGTCATTACCACCTACACCCATAAATGAGACGGACTTAACGATCTGCATAAAAGTAGCCAAAGCTCCCTTCTTGTCCATCATATCCTTATATTCCGTAGGCAGGAATCCTAAGTCGCCTAAGAAGAACTTACCGATCTCCTTCTCGGCGTTATTGTATAGCTGGTTCATAGCAAGGTTATACATCATCTGGAACGGCTGTATGCGATCAGCGAGACTAGCCCCTATAAATCCAGAAACCGGAATGACATAATCATACAGACTGCTGTCACCATGTATCTGATGAGGTATTGGATCTCCCCCTATATATATAGGTTTATCCATTAAATTACCTCCGGTGATCTTAACGCCAAACCTAACCTCAGGGACATACTCCAAGATATAGGTGTTCACCTCAGGATCACTGACGGCTTCTGCCATGACCCTCTTTACTTTCTTTATGCCATTCTTCTCCAAGAATTCCGGGAGCAACTCATCGGTTACAAGTTCCTGATCTACCATACCGGTCTCCGTCATGTAAGTTATTAGAAATACCGGTTTCATGGACACCCAATATCCCTCCATGACTCTAAAAAGACGGGAATCTATCTCATATCTCTTGCCATTGGACATGTCAGAGTTAAAATAGCCAAAGGGATGGAAGCGGGGCAAGAAGCGGGGCTGGGTGTGTTCCTCCCCGTCAGGTCCGAAGGTATGGTACTCTCCCATCGGCACACCATAATAGTCCTCAGCGGCGACTATAGACTCATAGTCATGGTATCCTTTCCATGGAATAACCTCATTCTCATACATACCGGTAATAGACGGTTTCTTTTTCTTCCAATCATACCTAGCACCGTCATTAGATACCCATCCCTCATAATCATCGTCACCTCCCATAATCCGACGCTTGTCTTTGGCCGTCATCTTATGGCCGTATCTTGATATCAACTCAACACCCTCGTAATAATGAAGACGGCCTACATAAGATCCATATTGCGGGTATTTCACATCAGGATGGAAAACCTCCATCGGACTCCATACCTCCGGACGATAATAGTCGAAGCCAACGAAATGGTTCCGGAACATCTTTCCGCTAAGAAGACGATCCCGGTAATTCTCCCTGTCAAGCTCATCCATATAAAACCGGCTACGGTCAGCCTCGATCGTATGATCCCCCCATACCGCCGCCTGCGTCTTCCATCTGGTACTCATGAACCTCTGGATATCATCAGGGGTCATAGACGTCTTGGCCTGTTGGATTTGCTGAACATAAGCCTGACGCTCCTCCTCAGAGTTAAACTCATTGTACGTAGGATCAAGACCAGCCTCCACAAGACGCTGATTGACGATAATATCCCACTGTTCTTGTATATGACGATGAAGTAAGTTTGACATCGTATCCTCATACTCACTTATAGCCATATCACCTACCTCATTAACCGTATACTTATCCTGTAGGTTTGTCAGCCATCCCTCAAAGGCGTTTACGATACCACCTATGATATCATAATGCTTCAAGAAAGAAGGTATCCTTATATCGCTCCTTAGCTTCTGAACGTTCCTTAACTGAGGGATAACATCTGCCATCTCCATAAAAGATAACTTACCATCCGCCATCAGATAATAGTCACGGTACATCTGGTTACGATCATACTGTTTCAACCCTATCGTCTCAAGAGCGTCCATACAATCCTCCTTCCATTTCCTGTTCTTTTTCTTCGTGGAAATAGCCTGAGGAGGTAATCCTAATAACGCTCCTTTTGCTGGAAACGAATGATCTCTATTAAACACTTCCATGATTATTCAATTTTATTTACAACAAAGATAGGCGTTTAATTGACATTCATTTACCTAAAAGCTCCTATAGATACCGATCCAAAGGCAGAGGCATATATCTCATGATGTTTATAAGCATCTTCCTTACGGTCGTTATTCATCTCCTCAATCTTCGATTTAGGCATGTAATTGTTATCATCAAAATACCTAGCGAGAACCAACGCATGCCCGAAGGATATTATCCTATCGACGTTCAATCCGGGCTTATACTGTATTATCTCATCCAAAAGAGCTATATCATCAATCAACTCAATACCTTTAACCGTTATATCAAGACCGGTACTATCATCATAACCAATAACGAAATCCTGCCAGCAATAATCCACCACACAGGAGAAGAGCAGGTTCTGGTTGCCGGGGGTAGGATATAGCCCCAGCTTGCTATTCTGCCGGGAGCCGGCCTTCACATACTTATTGGCTATAGCCTCACCAGCGAATAAGAAGAAAGATGCCGGCATACCGCTCTTCCGATTAAGATACTGCTCATACATCTGGTCAGCGTTCTCCATAAGACATATAGCACCATATCCCTTCTGAAGCACCTCGCACGTACGGCAGAATTGGTCTATAGATGATGGGCGGGATACGTAAGAGGCAACTATTCTATAGGCATAAGGATCTCGGATACCAACACGCCTTTTGAATATATAAAAGGATCCCAATGAAGGAGTATCAGACTTGGCCTGCTTATACGGATCTTGGCCCGCCACATAAATAAAATCATCAAACCTATTGGATTGAGGCATCTCGAATATCTGGACAGGAGCGTCAATAACACCTCCACTAAACGGAAAACCAGCTAGCTGTTTATTAGATTTAGTAGTACCAAGCTTATTGCCCGATTCAAGAAAAACATCACACAGCATGCCGCTATATTGCCCTGACTCAAGAAGATCATTCTTATGCTTGATAGCGTACTCGACCGGAAATAGGTTCTGGGATGAGCTTAAAAAACAGTCATCGATCGTAAATGGATAGAACATGGTATGAGAAGTGTACGCAACCCTATCTTTTGTAGATAGTTTCTTCCGTTCCTCATTAAGTTTATTGGTACTAGCATCGAAATCAGTAGCGTCGATCTTGATCTTATTAAGCTTCTTGTCATCAGGCTTACCAAGATAATCGCCCAATCCTATAGTTCTCTTAACACCGGAGTTAGCCATCTGACCGGGAACGAACATCGCCCATTTCCGTTCTTTCCATGTTTTCCCTTTCATGGCTCTACGATTTAAAATATCCCAGTCCATAACCAGAAGATTGTAGGTCTCAGGATCAGAAAACATTTCTTGAGCGTCCTTGGATAATTCTACCTCACCACCAGTACCAGCCAAGATAGGGCTAAGACGCCAGCCGTAAGGCGTGTCGTAGGACGGCATGGCGGCCGTGTAAGGCTTCTTGATAGGTCCCTTACCAACCTCGTCGAAAATAGCCGTAGCCGGTGTCAAACCAGCCGTCTTCTGAGTGGAGGTCTTCCTACCCATGTTGATGTTGGCTATAGAGATAATGGCATGGATATCACGTACGCCATTGGACATCCTCTTGCCTAATGTAACGCCCGAACTCCAGTCGGTCTTGGTCCTGTTGATCCTGAAAAAAGGATGCACATGATCAAGACCATACTCACAATACTCACCTATATTAGATAAATCGCTATCGCTGAAACCTACCACGGAATGACTAAGCCCGATCGTCATGGTAGCGTTCATCTGAAGAAGGGATGACATGATAGTCGTATTATGGGATACGACAAAATTGGTAGTAAGAAACTGATGAGATTTATTATCTACCTCAATACAAGTAGCCTTATACTTCCCGTAATAATCTATATCGGATATCCTAAGTCTGTTATGGGTCTTGGATATATACATATCATCACCATCCATGACGCAATAATATCCCATAGACCAGAATATTCTTCTTACGAAGGATATAATATACTCACTTTTGTAAACAACCTTAAAACGATCATCGCCGGTGCTTATACCGCAAGCGATCTTCATGAACGAGCTTATAAATAACTCTTTCTGTTTTTTGGATGAATAAATGACATCATCCATCTCCTTCTTGCTTAGCTCAAAGATCCTGTCGGTAGCGCCACAAAGGAAGGAGGCGACCAGAGACCCCATGAGCTGGGGTGATATCAGCCAACGCCGCTCAGGAAAATCAACCGCATCCCCCATATCTATAGTCATTTTAGAGAAGTCAGAGTGGATAATACCCATCGTACTCATGACTTTATAATCACCATGATACTTGACCTTCCACTGGTGCTGCCCGCAACACACCACGCTGCGACCGTCCTCAAAGGTCACTTTGTACGTATCAACGAATCCCTGAGGATATACGCCCACTATGGTAGTAAGATTCCCGTCATCACCGTATATGATATCTCCTATGTCGGCGAATCCTATTTTCTTGGAACCATAAGGAGTGTATATAAGCTCCGAGTCCAGAAGAGCCTTGCCAAAACGACGAGTACCAAACATCCCCAAACCCTTCTTCTCCTGACGGGCACGTTGGTACATCTCGGCGAAAAACCATTCGTTATCACGCAAACGACTGATCGCTGGCACACGTTCCCCGTTTGGAAGATCCTGGAATACGGGAAAGAAATTAACATGCCAATAAAGCCATGGCGGGATGAACGTACCATTGATAGTCACCCCGTACTTGACCTTATAAGCCTCCTCTGTAAAGAACTGCTTAACATCATCATCCTGATCCTCCCATCCGAACAGATCGTTCCATACAGGGGGATTCTTCATGTTTACATAAAATTCTGGACTCGTGCTTAAACTCATTTCATAATATCCTTTAAAACAGACTCGATTCCACCAGAAACCTGACCCTTACGTTCCTTTTTCTGGACATTGCTTACAGACCTATATACATCCATGATTCCGCTTTTTTCCATATACGATTCATTCCATGAATTGATCTTATCGATCAACTTGGATATGAAATCAAAAGCCTTAGCCATATCCTCCGGTTTCTCCTTATCCCAAGGATGCTTATCAATATAAGCCTTAGCGTCATTTATAGCCTTAGCTATGACCTCAAGATTGTCATTCACCCGATCAGCGTCCTTACTCGTCGGCTTTCGTCTTCCCTGTGGCATTGGCTTTCATATCCTTAAAATCGTTATACTGTTTCATAAGAAGCTCATAAGATTGAACAACCCCGATCTTACTTACTTCCTTCACGCTCATGTCATGGAACATATCCTCAAGCTCCTTGTCAGCATATCTAAGACGTTCCTTGTCATCATAAAACACGAATCCAGACGTTCTGTCTTCTATAATACTCTTGGCGGTGGACGCATATGTCGTGTCTAAATCCAGATCCATACCGAAGCTGGTAGCCAACTGGATTATGAACATCAACCTAGAATTGACTTTTACAGCCTCTATATTCAACATCTGTATCTTATGGGTCATCTCATGAAGAACGACAAAATCCTCCTCTTTTATCAACGAGGATGATTTAAGGGCTATCTTCTTAGTCCTATCCTCAATATCGCTATACAGACGCTTGCTCTCACGTTTTATGGCTATCCAATGCCTTATATGGGTATCCGCCTCTTCTTTAAGATAATCTCTAATCTCTGTTTTTATATCTTTATCTTCCATATTACGCATTATAATCATTGTTGTTTAACTCAATCTCATCACTGATACTCTGATCTATTATTCTTAATAAATCTCTGGTGCTAATA